ATTTCCTGACCAAGCAAGTCTGGGTATCTGAGAGGCCCAACTTCTTCCAAATTTCCGTGATGATCTCCAGACGGACGAGTCCACCACTTCCGATTCTTCCACATACTTGCCCTTGGGGTAGGCCACAATGAACAAGCGTTCGCGTCTATGGGGCGCACCCAATCCGGCTGCCGATACAACACGCCACTCTGCGTCATACCCGATTTCGGTAAGCTCTCCAATGACGACGGTTCCTCCCATAGAGAGATGTCCGCAGACGTTCTCCAAGATTGCGTAGCGGGGTCGTAATGCGCTAATGGCGTCCCTAACCCATGGCCAGAGGTGTCTTGGGTCATCTGTGCCTTTTCGTTGTCCTGCGAGGCTAAATGGCTGGCATGGGTATCCTCCACAGATAACGTCCACAGGCTCAACTGTTCCCCAGTCGATTCGCTTGATGTCTCCATGATTCGGTACCTCCGGCCAATGCTTAGCCAACACTTGACAAGCGTATGGGTCAATTTCAGATTGCCAGACGACGCGCATACCGGCGCGTTCTAAGCCTAGGTCTAGGCCGCCTATGCCTGAGAACAGACTGCCGACTTTCATGCTTTGCGCCGGTATTCCGCTTGCCATTGCGTATTGGCTTTTCTGCATGCATTGCAAGGTGTTGTGCCTTGTCTAATGTGTCGCTTGTAGGCGCTTCTTGTGCCACACGGTGCAGTAATTGGCTTATTTGGCATGACCGTTAGCAATAGCCCACGCCCTAATGATTTCTACTGCGCGTTGCATTGCGCCATTACCGCCGATGTTCGGGTTCTCTGTTCGGATCTCTTTGATTATTGTGAATAGGTCGGGCTTTGGTGCTCCGTGCCAGTCGGTTGCCATGTAATTGGTGTGGATTGCGCTGTTGTTCATATCCCCTACTGTAACCACTTGTAACGACATATGCAAGTATAGAAGTGATTTATTTTGGTTATTTCCAGGCTTCTATGATGCGGCTGGCTTGTTGGCTGGTGAGCGTCTCAACAACTACTGCGGTGTCCCCAAGTATCTCGTGGATCGCTTCTAAGGTGCCTAGGTCGTCTAGGCCGCGGTCTTTGGCCAGCTTCTTAATGAAGCCAATCTGTTTAGGGCTTGCGAAGCCGCCAGGCCGTATAGCTGCGCTGCCTAGCTGTGGGCGGTCTGGTTCGCTGCTCATCCGCTGCACTTTGCTCATCTCTTCACGACTGGGGCGCTTGCCTTTCGTGGCGTACCCGCAGCCTGCAAGTGCTCGACCGATAGCGCTGGTCTCACAGTTCTCCAGGTGACTGGTCTTGTTCACGGGGCTTGATCCTCGTAGTTCTTCTGCGTAGCCGGTGGCGCGTGGGTGTGTGTCGTCTGTGTGGAAGTAGATGGCGGCCCTGAAAATCACTTGGTCGCCGTCTTGTGCTACTAAGTCGGTGTGTATGCGTCCGTCTGGGTGATCGGTCCAGAAGCGTGCTAGACGGTCTTCTACGGTCTCATAGTTGCTCAGGTCAAATGCCATTGTCGGGGTCTTTCTGTGTCGGTTCTTATAGTTCTAGCAGAACGCTGGCGCGCAGTTCTTCAGGGTCGTGCAGCATACGCGGGTCAAGCCAGTAGGAGCCGTGTCTGCCGCCTCTGCCGCTGTCCGGCTGGTATTCGATGCCGCTGTCGAACACTTCCCAGCCATATGCCCAGCCCTCAATGGTGTAGTGATAGCCGCGGTGTCGTTGTTTGGTCACTAGCACATAGCGGCGGTGCGGGTTGTTGTTGCCTTGCAAGATCAGCCTGGGGCGATGCTCGCCGTATGGCTGGCTTGTTTTGACTTCAATGTCTGGGTATAGGTCTGGGTCGCCTGCTTGCCAGTCGTCTCGACGCACATAATCAAGGCGCAGCCATTTGGCTACAGCTGCTTCACCACAAGCGCCTAGGACGTTGGCGTTTTGCATGTTGCGGTCGATATAGCTGTGCTTCCCTACCCACACTTGCAAGCGTTTGTAGGCTTCTTTACAAGCTTCTTGATGTTCCCAGCTAGTCAGATTGATGACGGGCTTCATACGCCGCCGAGCGCGTCCACGACTTCATACAAGACATTGGCGTCTGCGTCGCGTCCTTCGAGGCTGAGATCGACTGCAATGTTCTTGATGCGTCGAGCTAATAGTTGGCGCTCTTGGGCTGCTTTGGACAGCTTGCCGCGTGGTGTGGTGAGTTGGTCTAAGAATTGGCCGTAGGCCTTGAGTGTGCTGTTCAGGATCATTTGTCGGGTCTCCTCCGATAGTGAGTCGTTCCATTCGTGCTGTTGCATTACTTAATACCCCATGGGTGCCACCCAGAATTACGCCAGATAGCTAGACCGGCGCGCAGGTTGGCTTCTGCGCCGTACAGGTCTACACAGGTCATAACAATCTTTTTGGCTTGGAGCCATCCGGTAGGCCATGAGCTTGATGGGGTGCACCAGAAGCCATTGATTTGCATTAGGCCATATGAGCCACCCATCGGATCATCGGGGTTTAGTACTGGGCCGAACGAGCAGCGCGACTCACGCCACAGGACGCGCGCCAGGGTGGCCATTTGGTCGGCTGGCCAGCCAACGTCAAGGGCGATCTGTAGAGCTGCTTCGCATTGGGTTTTCGGCTTCGATTCCACCCAGACCGTTGTGGTCGTCGATGTGGTTGTGGTCTCTAGGGTGGGCACTTCTGCGTAGGGCATTTCGCCGTAGCTGTACGCGTCGAAGATCGTGGCGGGGGGTGCATCCACAATCGTCTTAGACGCGTCAGGAGCCTCTGGGAGCCACGAAAGCCCTAGCAAGGCACTTAGACAGCCTCCAATGTAGATAATGGCTTTCATCCGATAACCTCCAGCTGATAGGGAACTCCCCAAGAATCGCCGACAGCGTTCTTGAAAGCGATCTGGGCGTGGATGACCCTGAAGTCGTCTGGTTCACGGAAGATCTGCACGATGACCTCCTGGTTGGTATCGATGCGGGTCTTCATGACCTCGTAGATGTACATGCGGCATTCAGCCATAGCTTGCTCCTTTCGTCGGTATCTCCGACCCTAGAGCACTACTTCAGGGTTGTGGTGGACTTACTGCGAAAGCCTTATCTAGTGCGGCTTTCATGCCTTCTGGATCGGCGGCCATGGCGGGGCTGATCTCGATGTGGTACCAGTCGCCGCCAGGTGCACCCGAGACGGTGCGCCCGTCATATTTGCGCCAGCGGTTACGGTCACAGCGCCACGCTCGACCCCACGGATGCGGGAAATAGTCGATAATCATTTCGAGGCCGATGTCGTCAGCGTTCTGCACAAGCAGGTCGATGATCTTTTGGGCTTGGAACCGATAGTTGGGGCGTCCTCGGTCGTCTGGCATGTCTCGCCAGCTCATGTCTACAGCTCTGCCGGTTGAGTGGACGCTGGGGTTCCCTGGCTTGCCTTTCATGTCACGAATACCCCACGCGCCGTTATTCCAGAGGCCTTTGGCGGTCTCGCGTTCGATGCGACGGATCAGCATTTGCAGGCCTGAACTGGTGCCGCCTGCGATGCCGTTGAAGCCCGTGTAGGGCCGTCCGTTAGCTTTCTTTTTTGCTGCCACGACCAAAGGCCTGATCGTTGGGGTTAAGCCAGCGAAGCAGCGGGGGCAGGATCGCGGCGACGCCTGCGGCAAGTAGCTGGCGTGGGTCGGTCTCGCCTGCCATATACAGGGTGAGGGCGCCGGTCAGGAAGCTGCGGGCATAGGAGCCAAGGATGGCTTTGTCTTTGCTATTCATGGGTCTCAATGTGGCGGTCGATTTTTGTCTCTATGCGGTCGAGGCTGTCTGCGACTATGCCGTGGTCGCGTGTGTTGTCGCGCATTAGTCGATGAATAAGTGCAACGACCACAGAGAAGCCGCCACCAATAAGAGCAATGAGAACGCCTTCTCCCATGTCATTACGGTGCTGGGGGGTATGGGTTGTCTAGCTTGACTTTAGCGACGGCTTCGCGCCATTCGGCTTCTGTTGCGTCGCCGCGCTGCCACTTGAAGAAGATGGGGTCACTTTTCTGCTCGTAGGCAACTAGGCGGGCTTGTTCTACGGTGTCGTGTTGATTTTGGTAATCCACTTGCGGCCAAGCGGCGTCTAGTTCGGCTTGTGTGGGTTGCGGTGTGTCGTCTAGCCATGTGAGGCCGTCATAGGTGTCGCCGTTTAGCGTCCATTTGGCGCCGGAATAGTTGGCGGTTAATACGGCGGCGTAATCAATGCTCATGCGCTTATCTCCATTGCCGTAATTGTTGATGCGCCTCGCATGTGCGTGATGTTGTCAAGATCGGTCTGGCCGCGATTC